TCCCACCCAGCCGGGAGCACCGCCGTCGTTGAAGCCGATCAGGCCGCCATAGCCCATGCCGGGCACCGCTCGATATGACTTCCCGATAGAGGTCGAAGTATCGATGCGGATATTCGGGTTGAATTGGACAGCACCCAGGGTTCCAACTCCCATAAGGGCTTGGGCCATTCCCGGCACCTTCGGCAGCATCGTCCACTCGTGTAGCCCGCTGCCGCCGACGTCACCGTAGCCGCCGCCGTTGAAGCCGATGAGCCCGCCGAGCTGGTGCGGAGTCGGGATAAGGACGTCTTCGAGCTTCTTCTGCTCCTGCGGTGTCAGCTTCAATTGGGGGGCAGGGACGGGCGCCGGCGGCTGCCAGTCCGGAGGGCGTCCCATGATCATCATGAGGTAGCGCCGCCGCTGGTCAGCTGGGAGGTTGCGGAGCATGTCCTCGATTTGCTGTGGTGTCTGTTTGGGAACGTCGCCGGGCCAGCGGCCGCCGAACAGCGGGTCGGGCGGCGGCTTGCCGAACACGTCGGTGATACCACGCCCGATGACATCGAGCGGCGTGATGCGCTTGCCCTGCCTTTGCCAGTCGGCCTCGTAAGCGCCGTAGGCCCTCATTGCCGCCTCCTGGGCAGGGGTGGTGGCTCCGGCCGGATGCGACGTGATCCCGAACGGATCGGGCACACCGCTCGGCCCTCCGGTAGGTGCCGGAGCCTCCGGGGGCGCCCAGATCGAGGGCGGGGTTGGCGGGAACCACGGCGGTGCCTTCTTGGGCTGCAGGATCAGGACCATCTGGCCCTGCTCCGTCGACATCCTGGGCACCCACTGGTAGTCGACCGGGGTCATCGGCTTGCCGTCCGGGCCGATCGCTGGCTTGGGATAGTTCTGTGGAACCCAGTACGGCTGGCCGCCGACAGTAATGTAGTTCCAGCCTGCGTGTTGCTTCCACTGGTCGGGCGCGGGTCCCGGCACCGGCGCGGGCGCGGCCGGGCCGCCACCCATCTGCGGTGCCGCGGGAACGCCGGACGGGACGGGAATGGCAGGACCGGCGGGTGCTACCGGGCCGGAGGGCGCCGCGGGTCCGGCTGCGGGAGCAGAAGCGCCGGGGACGGCGATGGTGGGCAGTACGATTCCGAGCCCCTGGCCGACCGCGCCGATGGTCTGGTTGATCTGCCCGACATCGATCATCTGCTCCGGCTTGAAGTACGGGATCGCCTTAACACCTGCCGGGGTGAGATGCTGGTTGACCGCGTAAATGAGCTGGTTAATGTCTTTCCCGAAGAGCAGCTTGCCGGGCGGGAGATCCGGGATTTTGATGCCGTAAGGGGTTAGCGCCGTGTTGGCGCTGTTGATCCAGGCTTGCACATCACCGAAGCTGACCGAACCGGCGGGCAGGGTCGGGACGTTAGGTTGCCCAGCAACAGGAAGGGGCTGACCGGGCAGCAGCGGTCCGGCTCCCGGCGCGGCGGGCTGGCCCGGCGCGGCTGGCGCAGCAGGCTGACCGCCCTGCGCCGGAGGGAGGTTGACGGGGCGCAACGGCTGCTGCGGCTGAATCGGCTGGCCGGGGCCACCCTGGGTCGGGATGGTGATGGTCACCTTGCCGACACCGGGAACGTCGACGACGATGGGCTGCCCGGCCCCCGGGGCGGGCTGCGGCGGTAACGGGAGGTCCTGCTTCTGGACGGTGGCCGTCTGGGGTGCCCATTGCGGTGGGTTGAAGATGTCTCGCCCGCTAAGGGCCTGTGGACCGGGTACGGCTGGTGCGCCTGCGGGCGGGGCCGCGGAGATGCCCTGCATGGCCCGGACGAGGTTGCCTACATACACCTCGCGGGGCGGCTGGTTCTCGCCGAACATGTCGGGATGCGCCCCATGCTGGCCGACGAGATCGGCGATCCAGTTGGCCTTCTCCTCGTCGGTGCCGGTTTCCGGAAACGCGCCGACTGCCCCACCGGCCATTCTGTCCTGAATTTGTTTAACCAGGGCGGCAACATGGCCGGGCAACGTGGTACCGGCCTGGATGTCTTTGAACCCCAGCGTCGGTACGCCGGACGGGTTGAGGCCCTCGGTCACACTGAAGCCCTGGATGGCGCGGATCAGTGACGGGCTCATTCCCGCTGCCTGAAGCGCTTGCTGCAACGTGGCATTGGCCGGGATCTGCGGCACATTGGCGCTCGGCAGCGCCGGTGCCGCCTGACCCGGAAGGGCGAGCGGCTGGAGGTACGGCAGCTGTCCCGGCGTCATCGCGCCGGGCGCCGCCTGGCCCAGCTGAACCTGCGGAAGCAGCTGCGCCGAGGGGACGGGCGTCAGCCCGCCGGGGCCGGCGCCAGCGACGCCGTGCGGCAGCTTGGGGTCGATGGTCAGCGTCTGGGTGCCGGGCTTGACGAGCTGGTCACTCGTCTTGATTGGGTTGCCGTTCTCGTCCACCGGCTGCATCTGGATCTTGGCCGGGTCCCGGACGTGATCCTCATACCAATGCCTGAAGGTGTCTTTGGCGTGCTCGTCGACGAAGCTGACCGAGTCGGCGATGCCCTGGGCGTTGACCTTGAGCTCGATGCCCAGGTCATGCAGCATATTGACGGTCTTCTGTACTTGCTCGGGCGTGGTACCGGCGAGGAACCCGATGTTGGTCGGTTTCTCGAACGTCCCGGCCAGGGGCTTCCCGGCTTCGTCGTGCAACTGCTGGATCGCCAGTTTCGCCTCACCGTTGATTTTCTCGGTGAAGGCTTCGGTGATCTTCATGTTGTCTTCGAAGGCGCCGCCGATCTCCCCCACCCGCGTCTTGACGTGCGGGAGCGTGGTGTCGGCGAAGTTCTGCAGCGCCTGACCGGCCACATAGACCGGGTGGCCCATGTCGATCGAGGCCATGTGATCGAGGCTGTCGGAGGCCTTGTCGACCGACTGGGTGAACGAGTCCGACGCCAGCCCGATCTCGTGCATGGCGTCCACGACGATGCGGAACGGGTGGATGATGATGTTCGACAGCGTGATGATCGCGTCTTTGATCGGGTTGATGAAGTTGGCCAGGAACTTCAGCGCTCCGCCCGCGAAGTCCAGGATTTCCTTGCCGACCTGGATGATGTCCTGGGTGATGGTGGTGACCCAGCCGACCAGCTTGGTCTGGTTCTCGCTGATCCACTCGGTGACATGACTGCTCATCCGCACCAGGCCCTGCGCCAGGTACATGCCCATCGGTTCCATCGCAGCCTTCATGGTCTGGCTGATGGTCATCCAGGCGTCTTTGAGGTTTTTGGTCTCCTCGACGCCCTTCTTGATGGGGGTGTCCAGGCCCGGGATCTGCTGGATGAGGCCGGGCAGATCGAGAATCCCCTTCTTGATGTCGTCCAGCAGTGTCGGCGTCGCGCGCTGGCCGAACGCCTTCAGGAAGATTTGCCCCGCCTGTTCGAGATTCCCCTGGGCCATGAACTCTTTGACCGCAGTCAGCTGTGTCTGCAGCCACTGCTGGGGGGAAACCCCTGAGGTCAGGGCGTTCTTGACCGCCTCCGTCCACATGAAGATGGCGCGGCGGGCGGGCTCGCCCTGCTGCTCCATCTTGCCGAAGAAGCCGAGCACCTCCTCCGCGCTGTAACCGAAGGTACGCATGGCCGCACCCGACTGGATGGCCTCGTTCATCAGTGAATTGACCTGGGCGCCCGTGGCCCGCGCGGTGTTGGTGAGGATGGTCAGCGTCTCGTTGACCTTCTCGGCGGGGATGTCCCAGGCGTTGATGATGCCGGCGAACTTCGTCGGATCGATATTCCCGATCAGTTCCTCGGCCTGGGCGAAGGTGGTCACCACCTCTTTCAGCTGCTCGGAGTCGAGGTTCTTCAGGTTGGTGCCCAGGCGGCCGATCGCGTCCACCACGTCGTCAAAGTGCACGACGACCCCGGAGGACATGATCTCGCGGACCATGCTGGAGTAGTTCTCCAGCTGGCTGGTGTCCAGGACGGCGCCGGAGATCTTGCGGGTGGCCTCGATATAGCTGTCACCGACATCGACCATGGTCTGCATGAAGTCGCCCGCAGCCGCGGTGAAGGTGTCGAAGGAGCCCTTCACCGTCTCCAGCGCGGCGCCCAGCAGCGGGATCTTGCCGACCGTGGCCATGATCGGCGCGGTGATCATGGCTTCCAGCTGTTCGAACGGCCGCGCGATCGTCGAGACATCCGGGACCTTGCCCTGGATGGCCGCATTGAATTCGTCCATGATGTCGCCGGCGATTTTGCCGCCGACACCCTTGAAGGCGTCGCCCATCTGCGATGCCATGTTGCGCATCACGTCGCCGCCGGCGGCACCCTGGGAGAACTGCCGGTTGAACTCGTCGGACGCCGACTCCCCGGCCTCCCTGCCCGCCTTTGAGGCGCTCCGCATCAGGTGGCCGGCCATCTCCTCGCCGGCGGCGACTCCCATTGCGGTACCGGCGATGCGGCCCGCCGAACCGAAGTGGTCCTGCAGGCCCTGGATGGCCGGCAGGACCGCCACCCAGAGAGCGGCGCCGATGCCGGGGGCGCTCACAGCGTCCTCACCCTTGTGTTACCGGGCTTGCGGCCCTTCTGGTACCGCTTCTTCTGCAGCTCGTCGAACTCCTCGCGGGTGTAGGAGTCGGTCTGGAAGAACCCGGCGTTCGCCGAATCCGGCTGGCGGTCGTCCATACCGGGCCGCGCGTAGGGCTCGGTGAGGTTGGCCAGCCCGGCGGTGCCCTCCTGCATATTGGCCAGCAGGTGCGCCTCCCGTGTCCAGCCCTGGTCGAGGAACCAGCGCACGGAACTCTGCGGCGGTGCCCCTACCACGATCGCCAGCATCTCCTGCCAGGTGAGGGTGGTGAACATGTCGCTGACGCGGTAGCCGAGCGCGAGGACGTCCCGACACAGCGCGAGCCATTGTTTCCTGATGACCGACGCCAGCATCAGGATTCCCCCGGCGGCCCCACTCCCTGCGGCGTGACGATGCCCATGAACCAGGCCCGCAGCAGGCGACCCATTTCGTCCTCGGGCAGCCGCACCACCCGGCGTTGGATGTCTCGCGGGATGTTCGCCCGCCGCATGTACGCGAAGCTCTGGTGCATCGGGTCCAGCTCGTCGATCTCCCAGAAGAACTCCACGTCGGCTTCCAGTGTCGAGATGTGCGGCAACACGATCGGATCCATGCTGTCGCCCGGCTTGACCTCCCGCGGCGAGAACACATAGACCGGCTTGTCGCCGTACGGGTGCTCGATAGCCGAGAGGTCGACCGTCGGCAGTGTCGGCACGCCCGGAGGCAGTTCGACCTGCTCGGTCGTCTCGACGGTGGTGACGACGAACTCCTCCGGCGGCGGTACCTCCGGCCCCGGGGGCGCAGCCGGAGGTACGCCGTTGGTCGGGGCCTGCCCGTTGGCCCTCGGCCGCGCGGCCTTGCGCGGCGGCGTCGCCTTGCGCGGTTTGGTCTGGGCGGTCACGTCGGCGTTCCGTCGTCCCAGTACTCGTAGGCGTGGTTGTTGTAGGTGTCCGGAAATGGCCGCAGGGTCATGTCATACATGGCCAGCTCTTTGTGCACCCACTTCAGCGGGCCGATCAGGGTGAGGCGGCCATAGGGCACCACCAGCCGCATCGACATCTTCTGGTAGTAGGCGTCGATGCACCAGCTCGCATAGTCGAGCAGCTTGGCGTTCATCTTGGCGGCGATCTGGGTCCCGTGCGTGACGGTCGCCGGGGTCACCGTCACGTTCGAGCTGCCGTGCGCGGCGCTTTGCACGTCGGCGTTCATCATCTGCAGCAGCCGGAAGCGCAGGATGATGCCGTACTTGTCCTGCAAGATCGCGATCAGGTTACCGCCCCAGTCGTTGACCTCGGTGTTGGGACGTTGTTCGTCGCGGTCCACACCGGCATCGGACACGTGCCCAAGCTGCGTGAAGGCCGGATCAAGCACGGTGACGGCGTCAGTCGGCAAAGTCGTGCCTAGTGGCGCCTGCAGGACGCCGCCGGTGACTTTAGGACTGGGAGCCGCCACTTCCTGGGCAACGCTGATGACGGTGGGTGGGAGAACGGTTGTCATCTATCCCTCCTGGGTGATGTCGGCCCATGCACAGAATCCCCGTCACACGGCGGATTGCGCGTCCCTTCCGCGCGTGTCGGAGGGGGAAATTTGCCTGCGGAAATACACTTGGGGAGCCAAGTGGGCGTGGAGGCGCGGTGAGCACTGGTCCCGGCAAGATTCAGCAGAAGATCCGCAGGCTTCTTGAGAAGCAGGGCGCGGGCTTCCTGACGACCGCGCGGATCGCCGTCGAGCTCGGCATCAGTCAGCAGCAGGCGTACCGTGCCGTACGCGCCCTTGCCAACCGGAACCTGGTTGAGCTGACGCTGGAGCCGAACCTGCGGGTGTGGAACCCTGGGGCGACGAAGCGCCGCCGGGAGTACTGGCGGTCGATCCAGGCGCGCTGTTCGGAGGATCTGCTTCGCCGGCCGGCTCACTGCGGCCCGGACTGCCGGGAGAATCACGCGGGGTCCGATAAGCAGCACTGGGCTTAGACCCGCGGGGGCGGCTCCGGGTGCCGGGGATGGCCAGCGGCTCGCCCTGGATGCGCCACATCACCATCCCGCGGTAGCGCGTGAGGTCGACGTAGGGATCGCCCTGCCTGGTGACCAGGCCGCTGGCGTGGCTGTAGGTGACGTAGTACTCCTTGCCGCTGGGCAGCGTGATCGTCTGGCCCTGCGCTCCCGCGCCCCAGCCCAGCGCGGTGCCCAGGTTCTCCTCGGCCAGCACCTCATCCTCGTTGGGCGCGTAGCTGTGCAGGATCAGCGTGATGTCCCAGAGGAACCAGTTGGACCGCTGCGCGCCGCCGCCGCTCTGGATGCGCAGGAACTCGGTGACGGTCTCCTCGCTGGGCAACGGCTGCGGCAGCCGGGTGACCACCGGCAGCGGTGCCATCAGCGGGGTGTAGTACGCCTTCCCCATCGACTCGATCGGTCCCGGTTTGGTGATCGGGAACGGGGTGACAACGGGCGTTGTCACAGGGCCACCACCGCCGCTGCGGCTTCGCCGGCCCCCGCCGCGCCACCGGCGGCCTCCGCACCCTCGGCGCCTTCGGCCGCCGCCCCTTCGCCCTCGCCGGGCTGCGCGGTGCTGCCCGGCTCCTCGTCGTTGATCAGGTACTTGCCGAACACGTTGTCCCAGCCCCAGTTGATCTCCTCGGACCCCACGGCAGCCGCCGCCGCCATCAGCGTCGAGTGCGCGGCATCGTCGACCACGGCCTTGAAGTTGTCCGGCATCACCAGGCACTGCGGACGGGAGTGGCCCTCACCCTTCTGTAGGACGTAGAGGTAACGCGCGTCCTCGGTGATGGCCATGCCGTTGGCCACGTCGACCACCTTCTGCGCGCGGTTGCAGATCGCCTCGATGGCCTCCTCGGAGTACAGCAGGGCCTTGCAGACCTCCTCGTTGACCTCCATCTCCACACCTTCGGACAGCTTGATCCGGCCCTGGAACACTCCCTCGCCCTCCGGGTGCAATCCGTGTGCGTCGGCCGCGCCCCAGACCTGTGACTGGTTGACCGGCCCGAAGGTGCCGCCGACCTCGGCGCCATACTCCGCGCTGGTCATGGCACCGGAATCCGTTGGCTGCGCGCATGGCGCTCGGCGGAGAGCTTCAGCAGCTCGGGATCACGGCTCTCCTCCGGCGTCATGCCGTTGCCGTCGAGCCGCCAATAGACGATGCCGCTGAGGACGGCGTGTTCCCGCACCACATAGGGGCCACAGACATAGCACCGGCCCAGCTCGTCCTTCCATTCCTGCCATTTCATCTCGTGTCACCCTTCGTAGATTTGCTGAAGTAGCACAAAAAGCGCCTGACCTGGGCTACGTCACACGACGGAGCTTAACTACCCCGCCGAAGGCGGCCAGCAGTCCCGGCCACGGGCCGGTGCGCTCGTCGGACGGTACGCCGTCCACCCAGTAGGCGATGCCGGTGTCCGCGACATAGGAGCCGGTGGCGTCCAGCTCCGGATACAGCAGTACCAGGTCCTCCGGCTCGTAGATGGTCGGGTCGGACACCGCGATGTGGATCGTCGTCTCGGTACGCAACAGGAACTCGGGGGAGATGATCTCCCGGCTGGAGCCGCGCCGGCCGAACTGGGTGATCGACATGACGTTGCGGACCACCGGCGGGTCTTCCAGGATCGGGTAGTTGCCGTGGTCGTCCTCCTGCGCGGTGTCGATATAGCGCGGGATATGCACCACCTGCCACGGCGAGGGGATGATGCTCTGGGTCGGACCGACCTGGGTGGGCATCAGGCCACGCCCGGTATGCGGAAGGGCGCCAGCCGGTTCTTCTGGTTGTCGTTGAGCGCCATGCCGGTACCACCGCCCTCTTTAGCGCCCAGCGCCAGCCGGAAGCCGGGTGAGGCCACCTCTTTGATGTCACCGCCGGTCTTGAACTGCTGGGTCCACGTGGTCAGCTCGTAGGCCACTTCCTTGACCACGTCGGGCACCGCGTCATACCCGCTGTTGAAGTCGACCGTGGCCAGGCCGAACTGGTAGACCGGCAGGTACGACCACTGATCGGGGCCGTAATAGAAGCCGCTGTAGGCCCCGTACCACTGCCAGCCCACCGGCTCGATGATGCCGTTCTGGAACCAGTTGTACTGGTCGGTGTTCAGCTGCACGTCGCTCTCGGCGTTCGAGCCCTGCAACGTCACCGCGTTGACGGCGGTGACGTAGAGACTCGGCAGGTTGATCAGCCCGCGCGAGCCGACCTGCAGGTTGGTCTTGGTGAACTCCAGGTTCGGGTAGATGTGCCAGCCGCAGTACTTCCGGATCGTCTCACCGCAGACGCGCAGGAAGTACTCCGGGTCGCCGGCGTTATACGACGCCCAGTCGGGGTCGTTGACGTCGAGAAGCGCCTGCACGGCTACCTCCGTCGAGCTGCCCTTCTCTCAGCCACGGTCGGCTGAGACTCTTCGGTTTCGTCCGGGGTGCCCTCCGGGACGGCTTCCGGCTCCTCGTCGGGCTCCGGTTCCGGCGCCGTCTGGTCCGGCAGCGTGTCAGTGGGCTCCTGCACGTCCACATCGGCCAGGAACTCGCCGGTGACGGCATCGACCAGGATGACCGCATCGCTGTCCGCCGGGGCCTGGCCCAGCGACTTCGACTGTTCGAGGAGGTGTTCGGGAACCTCCTCGCCCGCGTCCTTGAAGCGCTGGATGGCGTCCTCGACGGCCAGCGCGCTGGCCGCAACGGGATCCCTGATGAACAGGCCGCCCTCGGGTGGTGCTCCGACCCGGCCGTAGTTGCCGCCCCGGACGGTCGGTGGTTCTTCCACCTCGGCCTTTTTCCTGGCCACGGGATCACTCGTAAGGGGAGGGGCTCACCGGCGCGCTCGTCTCCGGGGTTGTCCCGCCGGAGTCCCAGACGGATGCGTCGGTGTGGATATTGGTGGCGGTCGAGTCCGTCAGCGGCGGGGAGCCGGGGTTACCCTGGCCGGGATCATGGGTGGTCGACTCGAACGGGTGGTCGGCTGGTGCTGTCATGGTGGCTCCTTCGGTGGATGCATCCACCCAGAGGGTAGCGCCGGGAGGGGTCAGGGGCACGCAGGACGCGCGTTGTAGGCCCGTTTCTCGCGGAAGCGTTGCATTCGCGCGGCCTGGCAGATGCGGCAGTCCCGCCTGCGGCGGCCATTGTGGCGAGTGATCCTGACTATCGTATTCTCCGGCGTGAATTCGTGGCCGTGCTTGCAGTGGGTCTTGTTGGCGTTGTAGTTCAGGCCATTGTCTACCGCTGTGATCTGGTTCCCAGCGTGGCTGTCCCACTTCAGGTTTGACAGGTGATTGTTGGTGGGGTCGTCGTCTTTGTGGCAGCCATCGACTATTCGAATACGGGTGGGGCAAGGACCGCGGAAGGCTTCCAGCACCGCCCTGTGGACCAGCAGGGTGACGTTTTCGGGCATCTTGACGAACAGATAGCCGGGGCTGCCGTTGACCTTCTTCATCTGGCCGGGCTTTAATACACGGCCCTTGAGGCGCCGCGCCGTCTGCTTGCCCCACCGGTCGCGCTGAACCACGACTCGGTCCACGCTCCTGATCCGGCCGTGATCGCTGACTTCATATTGGGCCTCGTATCTGACGACTGGCCGCCAGCGCTCGATAGCATTGTCCATATCGACTCCTTCTCAGTCGGTCACGTCCCCGGTCTGTTTGCCGCAGGCGCGGGGACCTCACTTTTCTTAAGCGTAACGCAGTTTGTTCCCAAGCGCAAAGCAAACGCCCCCAAGCCGAGGCCTGGGGGCGTTTGACCTGGTACTTTAAAAAGTTGGAGGGGTCAGTCCGGTGATCACCGCCGTCGCCTGTGGATATCGACCAGCGCTGAAAGCAAGATAATTGTAGATTTGTAATAGAACTGTCAAGTTGGCCGCCTTGGTCTCCGGCAGCACGCGAGCGCGGATGCCGCTTTCCCACAACACCAGGTCAGAAGCCCTGGTGACGTAGATGATGTCGTCCGAACCGCCGGTACCCGAACCGCCGCCGCCATCGGTGATGGAGACGTTCGGGTCGGTGACCACCGGCAAACCGTGCATCTGCCCGACGACCTGCTGGCTCGCCACCGCTTCCAGCACGCCGGCGACGTTCATCGGCGAGTTGGCGGTCGGCAGGAACAGCGGGCGCTGCTGAGTGTCCAGCAGGCTGAGGAACCAGCCCCACCTGCGTGGGTGCATGACGATCACCTCGGGCGGCAGGAAGCGGGTGCTGTGGACCTGTTGAATCGCGTTGGCGATCGCCGAGTACACACCCTGCGTGGTCACCGCTGTGGCCGGTACCGTCAGGATGCCCGGCGTCAGGTTCACGCCGAGTACCTGGCCGTTGGAGCCGGTGCCCGCGAACACCTGCAGGTCCGTCGCCGCGGCGTGCGCGGCCACCAGGTCGCGGAACACCACGTCGTCGAAGGCGATGGGACTCTGGTCGATCAGCTGGATGGCCACCCCTTGCTGGCCGGCGATGGTCCTCACCGGGGCGTTGATGAAGGTGTCCGTCAGGTCCGTCTGCTGCACGGTGAGGTTGTCCGCCGTCTGCACCGCCACCGCAGTACCGGTCAGCAGCTTCGGGATGTTGATCGAGTCGGTACCACCCGGTAACGGCTGGCGCTGCACCAGATTGGCGAACGCCCTACCGGGACGCGCCAGCTCGATGTACTGGTTCATCAACCAGGCGGGCGGAACTGCATATCCGCCGCTGCCGTCCACCCGGGTGAGGTCACGGAACTCCTGGTACTCCGGGCTGGTGGCCACCTCCTGGGCGTGCCGGAACAGCCGGTCGCGGGCCTGGCCGGTGTCGTCGATGTTCATCGACAGCCGGATCAGGTCCTGCATGTAGCTGCGGCGGGGGTCGCCCTTCTGGTAGACCGACTGCTCCTTGACGCGGACCACGGTGGCCTCCGCGTTGCGGATGTTGGCCAGGTTCTTGCCGATGCTGCCGGTGCGCTCGACCTCTGCGCGGGTCTCCTCGATCCGCTCGTCCAGGCCGGCGATGTCCTCGCCGAGGGTCTTCATCTGCTTGGTGTAGCTGCGGAGTTCGGTGTCCTCCTGCGGCTCCAGCGTCTCGCGGCCCGCGCTGCGTACTTCGAGCAGCACGGCTTCGGCCTTCTCCTGGAGCGCCTCGCGCTGCCGTACCAGCTGGGCACGGCGGGCGAGCATCCGCTTCAGGTACTGCTCCAGGCCGCCGGACGGGTTGAGCGGATCGCGGTCCTCGAAACCGCTGCCGTCAATTCGGTCGAGTGTGCTAGTCATCGTGCTTCCTCAGGGTTAGGAAATGGCACGACCCCATGACCGCACGTCGCGGCCTTGGTCGATATGAAGTGCGGGGTCACCGTGCCGGATCACCACTTAGCGGCGCTTGCGTCGGCCGTGCCGGTCCTGCGCGCCCCTGTACCGCTCGGCAGTCATCTTCCGCGCGCCAAGTGGGCCGGGGCAAGCCGACACGCCGTCACGGGGTCAGATCGGCCTCGCGTGCCCGCGCCTCGAACACGGCGTCCGCGCTCGGATCGGCGTGGCCGACGTAGGGTGGTGTCTCTCCGGCGTCGCGGCGGCGCAGCACTTCGCGCATCAGCCAGGGCCTCCCGTTCGCATTCTGGTAGCCGGCGAGCAGGTGCTGGTTGCGGCTGTTGTCGCGGTCCCAGCCGGGGCTGTCGGACTTGGCGCCGATGTACTTCTCTGCGTTGGTGTTGTGCTCGAAGGCGTAGATGTTGCCCGGCAGCCGCTTGACGGTCGAGAGGGTCTGGACGATAGCGGTGAAGGCGGTGTCCTCCCATCCCCAGCCGATGAACTCCGGCGGCTGGCCGCCGAGCCGCCAATACTCCTTGGTGGTACAGACGATGCAGCCGCCGACACCGAGGATGCCCTCGCCGTCCCAGGTGTTGATGATGGGGCACTTGTGTAGCTCGGAGAACGGTGTGCTCAGGTACTGCGGGTCCAGGATGCGGTAGTGGGTGAACGGCCAGCAGATGCCGGTGGGATCGGCGACCGCCTTTCTGATGTTCTTGAGGTTGGGGATGGTGTCAGCGTCGCAGATCACCACGACTTCGGTATCCGCCCTCCGCACCGCGTTGTTGCGCGCCTGCGGCAGTGAAAAGATCTCGGTGTCCGAGTCGGCGGTGACGATCGGCCAGCCGACACCGTCCCAGAACTGCATCACCCGTTCGAACGGGGCGATGCGGCTGGGACTGGGCCGCCACGGTATGCACACGGTGGGCGCCATCCTCAGTCCTTCCAACCGCTGTTGTGCACATATTTCCACGCCCCCTCGCCCAGGTCGGACTCCCGCCACACCGACCTGACAGTGGGCACCTCGACCAGCCGCAGGCCCGAGGCCACCAGCTGGAAGCACTGGTAGATGTCGGACCCCCAGTGCGCGTACTCACCGTTCGGGTACGGATGGGCGGCCAGCGCCGAGGTCCGGGCCGCGAACAGGCCCCCCTGGATATGGTAGGGCGGGAGGCCTTCCGGGAACCCGGTTCCGGTGGGCGACCCGCTGTGTTGCAGGGTGCCGGTCATCGCCACATCCCCGAGGGCATCGGTGACCAGGGGCCGCAGCAGGTCCAACGCCCAGGTGTCGTCATAGCTCTGCCCGTGGTTGCTGCAGACGTAGAGCAGGTAGGGATGCGTGGCCAGCGAAACCGCCAGGTTGAGAGATGCCCCGTACATCAGGTTCTCGCCCTGCTGCCAGCAGTATCGGCCCTTGCCGCACGAGACGGCGTCGGCGAGCTCGGGTGAGAACTCAGCGCTGTTGTCGATGACGACGAGCTCGTACTCCACGCGGTCGCGCAACGCTGGCAGCAGGTCGCGCTGGAGCCGGACGAGACTCTCCTGCTCGTTGTGGTACGCGATCATCACGGCGGTGACACCGGTCATCGAGACGGCTCGCTGAGGCGGATCGCCCAGCCTTCGCTGTGATGGCCTATCACCGTCCAGCACGCGCCGGTGGCCTGCGCGTATTCGCGCCACGCCCTGTTCTCGTGGTTGTCGTGCCACGGTTGGCCGTGCCACTCGTCGAACACGAGATAGCAGCCGGGACGCAGGTGGGGCCCCAGATAGCGCAGGATCGTGGCCGTCGAGGAGTAGAGGTCGGCATCGAAATGGACCAGGCCGATCGGCTCCACGGTGGCGAAGTCGAATTTCGGCAGCGTGTCGTCGAACCAGCCGACGACCAGCTCGGCTCCCGGGATCACCGGCGGCGCGCAGGCCCGCCACCCCGCCTCATACGGACCCCACGGCTCGGGCAGGCCCTGGAAGCTGTCGAAGCCGATCGCGGGCATGGCGGCGGCGATGATGGAGAGGCTTCTCCCCTCGGCCACGCCGAACTCCAGCGCCCACCCGTCCGGGCGCAGGTTTTCCACGACATGGCGCAGCACGGGGAAATCGCGTGCGCCATCGAGTTCGGGTCCCAGCGACCAATCCTGCTCGGGGGGGAACACGGCGGCCGCATCCATCTCAAACTGGTCATGTTCGGCCAGGATCGCGGCGCGGTAGTCGTCGAACAGGCCCCGTTGCCGGTCGAAATCGGCCAGCAGATTCCGGACGGTGGTGACTGCGCGGTGCTCCCACCCCGGCTCATGATCGTCGATCTTGAACTGCTGCGGGATCGGCACGTCGATGTCGTTGGCGGCCGAGCCGCGCCTGTTGGTCACCACACAGCAGCCCATCGCGGCGGCCTCGCGGGGCAGCCGGTCCTTGCCGGGATGGTGACCGAAGTCGATGTAGACCTTCGCCGACGCCAGCACCGCGCGCACCCTGCCGGGGCTCATGTCCGCGATCTCGATGACCCATACCCGCGTGGTGTTGGCGAGCTCGGCCAGCACCCGCCGGGCCCGGTCGCCGCCTTTCGCCGGGTTGTACGCCACCAAGTTCCCGCGTTGGTCGGTGGGCGGACATCCGATCGCGTCGATGTAGGGGCCGGCCAGACGGTCGGACAGGCGCAGCGCGGGACAAAGCCCCTTACGCTCAAGGAAGGCGCGCGCGTACTCGCTCTGATACAGGTGGGCGGAGACATGCTGGCGGAGCAGCGCCATGTGGCTGTCACCCGACCAGGCGTGGAAGTTGTCCACCGACAGCCACCAGAACAGGACGCGCGCGCCGGGGAAATCGCCAACCAGGCCCGAGAAGATCTCGGGCAGCACGATGGTGTCGCCGGGCTGAATCTCGTCCTTGACGGCCGGGCGAACCAGGTAGCGGCGGTACGGTTCGGGGGTCTCACCGCCGGGGTGGTAGACGATCGACGCACTGTCCGGCTGCCGGGTGTTGAGCACATCGACCAGCTGATGCAGCAGCTCCGGGCCGCCGGTGACAGCGATGGGGCACAGGACATAGACGCCGGTCATCGTGCATCGCCGCTCCAGGTCCCCGGTGCCAGCATCGCCGGGTGTGGCCGCAGCAGCGTCTGCGCGGGTGTCCATCGCCGCCACGCCGCCACCACGTCGGTGGCGTAGACCAGGATGTTCTGCCGGTACCACGGCTCGATGCGGCCGTCGTCCCAGATCAGGTCGCGCAGCAGGTCATAGGGCCGGTAGCCGTGCGGGGCGAACAACGCCGCCCAGTAGTCCGGGTCTTGCTCGTTGATGTGGCCGGGACCGCCCTGACCCGCCACCGCTGCGGAGAACACGATGGTGTCGGCGTGTCGGCACAGGCTGGCCACCAGGGTGGACGCCGCGCTCTCCGGCAGGTGCTCGCCGACCTCGACGCAGAGCACCACGTCGTAACGCCGCCCCATGTCCAGCGGCCGGGTCAGGTCGGCGACGTGGAAGCGGTCGATGGGGATGCGGAGCTGGTCGCGCGGTATCCACTCGCCGTCCACGCCGTCGGCGTCGAGCCACTGAGCCGCCCAGGTGCCGGTCCCGCATCCCACGTCCAGGACGGACAGCGGCCAGTCCGCCGCCCCGCCGAGCAGCGCGTTGATACAGGGAGCCACCGCCTCGGCCGAAGCCGCCGAACCGTCGGCGATGGCGCCGAACCATTCGGCGTCGTAGGTCATCTCAGGCGAGCTGGCGCAGAAACTCGAACGCCTGGTCGACCGTGGGCCGGTTGGGCAGGTCCCCGTCCCGCCGCAGCTCCCGCAGCCTGGTGTCCACGCTCAGGCTGGCCTTCTCGTCGAACTCGTCCTGCGGCGTCTCGTCGTCGTGGATGGCATCGATGGTGGGCTTGGGCTGGCCGACGATATCGCGGAAGCCGGAGCCGACCTGTGGGCTGGGTTCCGGCGCCGCCTTGCCGTGCAGCTCTCCGGGGTCCGCGCCGCCGAGGTCCTGCTTGGTGTACGGCTGGTTCTGCGGGACCGTCACGTCGGGCTGCCAGTCGTAGCCCTGCTGCGCGCCGGTGGCGATGTTGACGGCGGCCTCGGCCAGCCCGCTGATCTTCCCCGAGTTGTCGGTCGTCCTGGCCCGGCCACCGCCATCGCCGTGCACCGGGCAGCTGTCGCCGGGGCAGTCCTCCCCGCCGGGGCAGGTGGCGTTCTTGACATGGCTCGATGGCACCGGGGCCGATGACTGACGGAAGGACGGCAGCGCGATATGGGTGCCGTCGTGCATGATCGCCATCAGCGTGTAGCCACCGCCGAACTTACGGACCAGCTCGACGTGCGACAGCCCACCGCCCTGCTGCTCCAGCACCCTGATGTCGTCCGGCGAGAGCATCTTCTGGGCGTTGAGGCTCTTCTTGTCCTCACTCACGTCGTGACCATGCGCCTTCATCGCTGTTTTGATCTTGGATTTGATCGACGCCAGCTGGCTTGCCGTGTAACCCTTCTGGTTCTTGGGCATGTTGATGTAGCTCCACGCCGCCTGGACGTGTTTGGCGTCTATCGGGTAGCGCGGAACGCCGTTACCGCCCTTGGCGGGCTTGCCGCTGCCATCCAGGTAGCCGGGATCGGCGTACTTCACCGCACCGTACTTGCCGGGCTTGGCGCGCTCCCCGGCGCACGTGACGCACTGGCCGTCGTAGAGCAGGTGGCTGCCGTCGAAGTTGACCCACGCCTTCGCCTCGTCGTCCTTGCCGTCGCCCTCGTCGTCGTTGTCACCGTCGCCCTTGAACGGGGGCGCCTTCTTGCCGCCGAAGTTCTCGGCCTGCCGGTCGTCGGCGTCGTCGTCCGGCTCCTTGTCGTCCGGCTCGTCCCCCGGCTTTTCATCCGGCTCGGTGCTGGCCCGCCAGGCGCGCTGCAACGCCTGCATCGCCGCGGCCAGTTCCTCACGCTCCATGCCGCGCATCTCCACCAGCTCCTTGTCGCCCATTCGGGCCAGCGCACCCACGGCGTCGGTCGAGAGCACCGCCCTGGTGCCGGGGTTCATTCCATAGTTGACCACGCTGACGTCCCCTTTCTGCAGAGACAGCTCGGTGATGGTGCGGTGGCTGTAGTCGCTGTTCCACACCTGGTCCTTGACCCGGAAGGAGAACGACATCTCGTCGAGCAATGGACGCTGGCCGTCGCGGGAACGCATCTTCGGCGCGATCCGCTGCACGTCCGGGTCGGTGGCGTCCAGCAGCGCCCGCATCCGCAGCCCGTGGTGGTCGGTGGCCAGCGCCAGGTTCCCGCTCTTGGTACGGGCGAGCGGCAGGCCCTCGTGGTTAATCAGCAGCATCACGTCCGGCTGCTCGCTCAGCGTGCGGTTCAAGGCGCTCTGGGTCAGCTGCTCCACCCAGCCGCCGCGCTCGGGGCCGCCGTAGCAGTCATACGGATCCCAGGTGGCGGCGTAGCCCTCCAGGACGTACTGGTTGCTGCCGTCGTCCTCGCGGAACTCGAACCGCTCGGCCACCTTGCGGGTTTCGCGCACGTCAATCAACTTGGCGCGGTTTTCGTGCTCCATGATGTCCTCTTTCAACTCAGTGCCGGAGTCGGGTAGCCGTAGTAGCCGTCCATCAGGGCCGCGGCCTGCTTCTCGCCGCCGGCGATGGGCTTGCTGGGCAAGCTCGTCGGTCTGGCGGGCGGTTTGACCGGGGCCATCGGGGTCGTGGGACCCGCGCCGAAGCTCTTGGGGGCCGGGATGAAGCCCAGCGGCGCGTAGTTGACGGGCTGCAGGTAGATGTCGCCGTCGGGGCCGATCGGTGGCATCTCCTCCTTGGCGCGGACCTCGTTGACATTGAACCAGCCGCCGTGGATGGCCTGGATGTAGGCGTCGAACCGGCTCTTGATGTCTCCGCGCAGCAGCGCGTTGTAGTCGAACTGAACGTACTGGCCGCTGGGCAGCATCCGGGAGAAGTACGACTCGACGGGCGCCGTCCAGGCGCGGAAGGTGTAGGTGATCGCACCAATGGTCTGCTGCTCGATGCCCGAGCCCCAAGACGTGGACTTCTCGGTGTCCCCGATCATGTGCGGCGGTATCCCGTACATCATCGCGATCTCACCGCGCTGGAACTTCCGGGTGGCCAGGAACTGGCTCTCGTCCGGGGAGATGCTCAGCGTCTGGAACTTGAAGCCGCCGGTGAGCACCGCCGGGAGCCGCCTGCCGCCGTGGCTGGCGATCCAGTTCTTCTGCTGTTTCTTGACGGATTCCTCGTCCATCTCCAGGTCGGTGGACAGATATCCGCTGGGATTTGCGCTCTCGCGGAAGTAGCGGTAGCCGTATTCCTCGGCGGCCAGCCCCATGCCGATGGCGATGGCGGCCTGGCGGATGGGACTGAGCCCCCAGGGCTCCCCCGGCATGGTGAAGCGCCGGATGTGCACGATGTCCTCGGTCGGCACCCGCTCGCCCATGATGCGGTAGATCGGGTCCATCCACATCAGGATGTCCGGCCGGCGTTCCAGGAACACCACGTCCGGGTGCAGCGGCAGGATGGCCTGCGGCCGCATCCGGTTGTCGAAGCTGGTGCGGTAGCCGTAGAAATTGCCGCGCAGCGCCATCGCGGCGATCATCATCCACTTGTACTGGAACAGGTCCATGCCCGGCCACGGCTCGCGCAGGATCGCGGGCTGCGGCTTCACCTCGACCGGGATGTTGTTCTCGTCGCGCCGGTACGCCTTCCACGGCAGCGCGGCGATCGTGTCGGCCAGCAGCCGCACGCACGCCAGTACCGTCATGTTGGCCATCGACCGGTGGACGCCGACATAGTCGTCGATCACCCCGACCTGCGGCGGCGGCACGAAGGACGAACTGGTGATGTCGCGACGCTCCATCCCGGGGTCGCGATTGAGGAGCCGCGCCAGGACGCTCAGGTGTTACCTCCTGATTTCGGGCGTATGGGTGTTGGCCCGACACCCATCGCGACTCCCCAAATTATTAGCAGGGTTCCCATGACAATGAGCCCTAGCCACGCCCGAATCAGCCAAGATCCTGCGGTAATTGCCGTTATTCCGCCGATTTCGGCCAGATTTGAGGCGATTTCCCGCCAATTTACGGCCACCAGTTCGGACCGTAAGCGACGTTTTTGTCGGGGTTGGTGTGGTTGCTTGGGTGGTTTACGGGGGTCTTGATGCTTCGGCCGGGGTTCGTCGCGGCGCTCCGGCCGTGGTACGTCGCGGCGCTCCGGTTCCGGCACCGACACCACGTTGTCCGGCGGGGCGATCGGCGCATCGGTCAGCAGCTCCATCAGGAAGCGACCGTCCGAACCTTCCTCGTCACCCAGCCCGTACAGCCGCTGCGAGCCCAGGCGCTCACCGACCGGGATGCTCTCGTCGTTCGTCATTCTCCTTCTCCTCCTCCGCCCATTCCTTGGCCATCTCGTCGGCCTCCTGGTTCCACTGCTCTATCTCGGCGTCGTCCGGCCACAGGTGTACCTCGGGGTTGCCAGGCTTCGGGCAGTTCTCCGAGAGCCAGACGGCGGCGGCACAGGCGACGAGCGGCGCCGCGTCGACCGGGGAGTTGCGCCGGTCGAAGATCCAGGCGTCATTCACCCGGCGGGCGATGGTGGAGGCGGCGGCTCGGTCCAGGACGAGGCTGGGCCGATGGTAGACCTCGCCCTGGACGATCTTGTCGTAGAACAGCCCGCACCCGGCCGTCAGCGCCGTGCCGGGCCCCCATTCGACGACAGGAACGCCCGCGTCCACCAGATCCTGGATCATCCCGGACACCGGAGCCCCGCTTTTCTGCACCGCCACGCCCTTGAACTGCTTCTTGCGCTGCGCCAGCCAGGGCACCACCCAGTCGGTGCCCGGTGCCGATTCGATGACCTCGATGTGCAGGTTGCCGTCCCCACGCCTGGCGGCGATGGCGACGTAGGCGTGGGAGCGGTCATAGTTCACGTCCAGCGCGGCATACACAACGGCCCCCTCGGCTGGTTCGCTCTCGGAGTTCATACCGCCGTACCACTGCTCGGCCGGGATGACGCCCGGCTCCATGGCATCGACCCACTGACACAGGTATTCGGTCTGGAAGCCGGGCATGTTCTTGTACTGCATGGACTCGTACTTGCCCATCACGGTGTCGATGGTGAAGTCGTTGAGCCGGCCCATCGCGGGCAGCGAGAGGTACCAGTACTTCGGGTCGCGCGGGTTCACCTCCATCGGCACCGACCACTCCCAGAGGCCGACTTGGGTGTCCAGCGTGTTCTCGTCGAGGATGCGCCGGGTGGCCGCCTCTCTCAGGCTGGCCAGCACGATCGACCGCGCATCGCCCGCGTTGCTGGTGCAGACCACCTGGGAATAGGGCCGCACCGTCGTGGTGGGGGCGATGGCGTTGTAGGCATCCGCCGTGGTGTGCTCGCGCAGCTCGTCCAGCATCGCGAGGTCTACCGTCAGCGAGCGCGCGCCCTTGCGGGAGGCGGTGGCCGCGCGCCAGAACCGGCGGTTGGACAGGATCGCCCGGTGGCGCCCGTTGGTGACCCGGTGGTTGATCAGCTCCCGGCAGAAGGTGGGATGGTCGCGGATCTCGTCGACGACCTCGGCCAGCATGTTCTCCGCGTAGTCCAGGTTCTGCGCCGCGATCACGGCCAGCCGCGCCGCCGGACAGTACTTGTTCGGCACGCCGTACTCGTTCATGAACAGCCGCCACAGCCCGAGGCCTTTGATCCAGCGGGTGTTGTGAGTGGGAATTAAGTCGCGGCCAGCGAGGTACAGGCCGTCGGGCGAGTCGACGGTGATGCAGCGCATGGGCCGGGAGTCGACGGGCGTGATGGAGCGAATGCTGACGGCAGTGCGGTCCCCCGCGCATGGACGCACCCTGGCGTTCTTGCGAGTCAATCGGAACGGGTGGTCGGACGGCGTGAAGCGGACGCGATACTTCTCGCCGTGGTCAGCGCCGTCCAGGGTCGCGCGGCCCTTCGTGAGAACGGCACGGTAGCCGAGTGACCGCGCCAGATAGAGCACCCCGTGCGCCAGCGCGGCCCGCGATGAGCAGAACTCGACCTGACCATCGGTACAGTGCCCGTCCGTATCCAATAACCCCGCCAATAGCGCCTGCCTCTGCTCGGTACCAGCGGTGAGATAGGGGTCGGGAATGTGCTTGTCGCGGTAGACGCCCAGCCGTTTGATCCTGGCCTGGAAACCGTCGCGCACTGGAGCGTCAATGGAAACGCGGACCCTGAAGTTCTTACGGTCGGGTCGAACGGAGACGATGCGCGTGACAGCGGAGAGGTGCTCGGTCATCTCCTCCAGGTCGTCGCGGCCGATGGTGATGTTGGCGTCATGACTGTCGCCGTCGCCCAGCCACACCCCGAACAGGTAGGGATCGACGGGCAGGTTGACCGGCTTGGAGATGATCGGCTTCTGACGCGGTAGTCGGAATGCAAACTCCTGATGAGGGCTGCCGTTGGCGCGCACCCTATCGGAGCGAAGCAGGCCACGCGCCAGTAAATCCTCGGTGGTCAGCGTTTCCCATTGGCAGGTTGTGACTGGCTTCTCACCCCTGCGGCCCTTGCGCTTCCTACGCCGCCGGTCCTGCACCGTCCAGAGGTGGTCGGCCCCCGCCGTGACGGCCCGGCCATCCGTGGTTTCCACCCGGTAGGACATGGGGTTCTGTTCAACCGGGTGCGCCTTGACAACAGTGACGGTGTGTCCATCGGGGTGAAATACCTCGTTGCCGTCTTCGATATCCCCCAGGCGTACGAATCCTTGGGGCGTCAGCATTTCCGTGTCTAAATCGAGAAGCTTGCCCTGCTGCCTGCCGACCAGGACGACGACGGTGGGGAACCGGAAGCCGGTCCGGGTGGCGGGCCGCTTCTCCAGCGCGTGCCAGTACAGCCACCTCTGCCACGGCAGCAGCGTCCAGCCCCAGAAGCGCTCCAGGAAGAAGATGGCTGACCAGCCGAAGCTGGTCAGCTCGTTGAGGCCGCAGCCGCACTCGCACTGGTGGCCCTGAAACCCCGGATCGCAGTTATCCGGGTGCGGCGGGGTGAAAACGCGGGGCATCGTCGACCCGAGGGTCGGGATTTCCTCCAGCGTGGTGGCCACCATTGTTAGCTCGGCTAACTACATGACTTCCGGTGGCTTGCGGTGCCGTTCACGCCACCGCTGCAGATCGGTCACATCATCGGCCAGCTCGTTGTCCCCCATCGGGGGGATGCCACCCATCCCCAGGCTCTCGTCGCCGATGTTGTAGAGCCTGGACTGCTGCTCCAGCAGCCGCCGGGCCACCTCGATCGCCTTGGTGTCCTTGTCCGGCCCGGTGGCGGACGGCCAGATCGCGCGGATCAGCATCTCCAGCCGCTCACTGTAAACGACCAGCGCCTTCTTGCTGATCAGTCCGAACCGCTCCCCCGCGATCTCCAGCTGCGCCTCGATGATCTGGTGGACCCGGCCGTGCGTGAGCGCGATCCGCTGATGCTTCGCAATCTCCCGCTCCGTCCAGCCGCTGAGGAACAGCCGCAGGATGAGGTTGTCCCGCAGCTCACGCTGCTCCTTGGTCAGCTTGGAGGTGTTGGGCGGATCAGCCATCGTCCACCCAGGTGATGTTCGTCCTGCCGTCGTGGCCGTGGATCATGATCATGTCGCTGACGCAGCTGTAGATGGCGGTGGAGGTGTACTCGGTGCGCCACCGCAGCGCCGTCGTACCGTCCTCGAACACCACCCCCTCCGCGATGAATCCGACACCGCTGGTCCCGCTCACATCCTCCAGCCGGTTGAGGTAGAACCGGCGCATCTTGCTCTCCACCCGCTGGCCCACCTCGCCGTACGGCATCCGCTGTACGGTGCCATCCGCATGCAGGACGTTGACGCCGGATTTCATGTGCCGTGGAATCCTCACTTCTGCTTCTCCCAACTGGCCTGAGTATGGCCGCAGTACAGACACTTGTCACTGGCCTTGAGGTAATCGTGCGGGCAGATGCCGGGATCGGCCCCCCGGTAGCCGGGGCACCGGCAGGGGCAGGTCTTGGTGAAAGTTTGCTTCTTCTCGTCCCAGCCGTAGGCGATCCGCGTGCGGCACTTCTTCTCAGCGCCGAGCGTGTGCTGGGCGAATGGGTGCCCGCAGCGGGTGCACCTCATACCGGCAGTGTGCGCCCGCAACCGGCCGGACTTTTGACGCCACGCCAGTAACGTGTCGTCTAGTTGTCCTCTTGTTCGGCGATCTCGATCTCCAGCCGCAGGTATTCCCTCGGATGGCAGTGGCCCTCGCAGTCCGGGTTGGCGCAGCGCATCTCCATCCGCATCAGCCCCGTCCCGGTCGTCAGGCCGTAGACGATGAGCTCGCCGGCGATCCGCACCTCGATCTCCTGGGGCTCGTCCCAATCACCGCGCAGTTGTTCCGGCAGCGACATCACCGTCATCCGGCCTTCTGGCTGCTGGTAGTCGTCCGGCACCGCTCCTCCTCACAAAGTCCGCCATGTCCTCGACGGCCTGCAGATAGCCGTCCCAAAACTTGTGCTCGCCGTTCCCCTTGCCGGAACTGACCTGCTTCCCGCCCTCCCCGATGCGGCGCAGCCGGGCCAGGAATTCGAGCAGGGTAGCGGTCATTCGAATTCGATTTCCACCTCGCCGGTGGTCTTGTTCTCCTTCACGGCCTTGACGCGCTCGATGTACGTCTCGCCGTCGGAGGTGGTGACCGCCACCCGATCGCCCTGCTTGAGCACCACCGGCATGTCGAACAGCGGGTTCTCCGGCCAGTCCATCTTGTGCAGGTTGTCCCACTCCGTCATGACCCGTTCCCGTTCTTCAGCTTGAATAGCCCCAGCTCGTGCGGGATGGTGAGCACCCCGCCGGGGCCGTCCGGTTCGGCCAACGCATCCAGCTTGTGCAGCTGCCACGGCGGCGCCTCCAGGTTCACCGGCCGTTCCAGGTAGCCCAGCCAGGCCCAGCGGCGCGGGTCGTATTCGAACTGGTTCTCGGTGTGCGGATACGTGCTGGCCATCAGGTAGCGGCTGGCGGAGTCGCGGAAGCGGCGGAGCACGCGGCTGATGTAGCCGTTGGTGAAGTGCCCCAGGCAGTCGCGACACAGGATCATGTCGTACTGCGGGATCGCTTCGGCCGTCAGCAGGTTCACCGTGTTGAACGAGATGTTCGTGGGTTCGCCGACGAAGTGGCCGGCGATCATCCGCTCCTTGCACTTCTGGATACGGCCGGGGTCCACGTCCCAGCCGGTGTAGTAGATGCCGGTGAGGTCGACGTGCTGCATCCAGTTCCAGTCGCCGCAGGCCGCGTCCAAGACGGTGACGACCTCCAGTTTCTTCCACATCTCCGGCAGCCACTGGATCAGTTCTCTGGTGTTCTCCAGGCTGGCGCCGGGTCCATCCCAGCTGCCGCCCTCCTTGGTGGGGATCATCGGGTGGGCCTCGGCCTCCTGCGCCCACTCCCTGATCTCCTCCCACGCGCGTGCCTGGTGGGCGATGAACCAGTCCTCGGTCATCTCGGTCATGGCTTCACCTCGTATCTGTGCCACACGCCCTCGGCGTCGGGATGCCATCCGGCGGCGTTCAGTGCCCTGTCCATCCGGCGTTTGATGAGTGGCTTGGTGATCTTGAGGCGCAGTCGCCACAGCCAGACCGGCATCACGTCACCTCCGCCAGGTGCACTGTGATGCGCGGGCCTTCGGGATGGTCGATGATGCTGACCTGCGCGCCGGTTTCCTCATCGCCGACCACGCGCTTGACCTCGTCCCACCATTCGGTGGCCGAGCTCAGCAGGCACGGCGTCCGCAGTTGCAGGGTGATGTACGTGTCGGCCATTACACCCTCCGATCCCTTCCCGGCCGGTTTTCGGCCATCCGGCGCAGGCTGTGCATCACACCGTTCGCACTCATACCGACCTGCTTGCCGATGTCGCGGTACGAGTAGCCGCGTAGCCGCAACTCCCGGATCACCTTGTCGCGTTCGGCCGCGCTTAGCTTGTAGTAGCGCCGGTTAGGCATCCGGCTGCTTGAAGCCGATGGGGCGGTCCTCCGCCGTCATGTCCTGCACCGGCCCCGGCGGGCCGAACGTGGCCAGCTCCATGCGGCAGGCCATCTCGCCGATCGCGTCGCGGAAGGCCTGCCGGGTGTTCTCGAACACCAGCTGCTCGGCGACCACCCGGTTGCCGACCTCCATTGCCACCGTCACCTTCATCATCCGTGTCACATTAGGCCGTCACCCACCGGCTGTCACATAGCCGCGCCGTGTCAGACCGATCGCGCATTGGTGGGTTTGGGGATGATGCGGGGTATGCAGCCGCCAGCCGCTCTGATGGTCATGTTGCCCATATGGTCATCGGTGACTTCGGCGGTTTCCAAGTATTCGCCCATGTCGAGTGTCACGGAGCGCAGGAAGCGGGTACTGGCCATCAGGGTTTGAGCGGTTTGAGGCCGTACCAAGAGTCGCGCCCGACGACGGCTTCGTTCCAGGCGTCGAGGCAGTTGCGGACGAACAGCGCCAGGACGAAGTCGGGTGTGTTGGATTCGTTCTCGATGCTGTGCCGGTTGAGTAGCTCGGTCAGCTCTGTCTCGAATCCGGTTGGCGGGTCGTCAGCCATCGCCCCGCGCGGGCCGCTTGCACCGTTCATTGGACCCGCTTCCCACATCGCGCGCCGCACACATCCACACTAGGCCGGGATCAGGTCGATGCTGCAGCCGCACCACTCGGTGTTCTTGTTCAGGCTCAGCTCGAACGCGTCGGCCAGTCGCAGTATGGCGTCGCCTGGCTGGTCTTGAGTTTCTAGGCCCATCTTGGATCCGTTGTAGCGGGCGCGTTCGATGCCGGTCGGGTTGGATGGGTTGGCTAGGCCTGGTGTGCCGTCGAAGCTGAACACGGCGGCCGACAGGTGGCCCGGCGCGCTGGGTGCATCGACGTGGCATACCGCGGAACTGAGCGATCCTGCGCCGGCGGCGCTGTTGAATGCGCCGATGGAGCCGACGCCGGTGTAGAGCAGGGATTGGCAGCGCACACTCATGTTCGGCTGCGACGGGAACGACCAACCCAAACTTTGATCACCGCCCGGCGGGTTGAGCAGGGTGAAGGCTTCGGTCCAGAACCCGTTGACCGGCTCAGTGACCTTGCCCTGCGACACCAGGTCGGTGCCGCCGCACGTCATGGTGTAGGTGGTAACTGCCGGGTCGCCGCCGCCGGGCAGAAACGCCGCCAGGATCAGCAGCGCGGTGTTCGCCTCATCGGGCAGGCTGTGTGTCCAGGTGTAGCTGCCCTGTTGGCGGGCCTGCACCGCGCTGGCGCTGAAGAACTCGACCAGCCCGGCGGGCGGTTGCGTGCCCGGCGGCTCGGGCGGTAGCCCCACCGAGAGGAACCGGCCCAGCAGCACCAGCTCCTCCCCCGTCGACATCAGGCCGGGGAGCACCTGGTAGGTGATGCCGCCCAGATCGATCAGCACATCGGGGCCGGGCGTCTCCAACACCGTGCCGCCGGTCAGATCGGCCACCGAGGTGCGGCTCAGCATCACCACCCACGGCCCGCCCTCTCTGGGCGGTATCCCGGTCGGCTGCCCCACCGGGCCTACGCCGCTCAGCAGGCTTCCATCCTCCTGCTGATGAACTATCCGCATCTCGACCATGCCGGTAATCGTCGCACGGGCTTCGGGGCAGCTGCGGTGACACGCCCTGTCAGACGCCATAGATCCATTCGATGATGCCGACCATGGCCATGATCGTGGACACCAGGAACAGGCTGAGCAGCACGAGCAGCCAGGTTAGGAAGGCGGCGGGATGTCCTCCGGCTCGCCGACCGGGGTGATGCTCCCGGCCACCGCCTCGCCGGCCACCACTTCCACGTCCATGGTGGTGATCAGCGTGCGCGTACCCAGGCCCAGGTCGGCGTCGGCGGTCGCCGTCACCTGGCAGAGCCCGACCTTGCCCTCCGCTCGCACGATGGCCAGGGTGCTGTCGGTGTCGTCCACCAGCACGTCGACGATGTTCTGGTCGCTCGAATCCCAGGCGACGAGTCCGTCCACCACCGCCGGGTTTCCGGCGGAATCCACGTAGCTCACCTGAACGTGAACCTGCTTGCCCACCGGCAATGTGTAGGCCATTCCATCTCCTAACGCCGTAACGCTGTAACCGTCTATCCGGACCGTGACGATGCTGCGGATGCGCCTTCTCCGCCACCGGCCACACCACGTCACCAGGCCGATTGTGAACCACGAAGGTTGCTAATGTGACACGCCGCGCCGAAATGTGACACCCTGTTCCCTGTCACGCAGGGCTACCATCACAACTGGTGATCCACACAACTCCGATGCTGCGGGGGGATTGCCAGCCACCGGCCTG